ACCCGCAAACCACACATCCCTTTAAAACGCGTAACATACATTGCCTGCGTTTAACTTTCTTTGAACTCTTGCAGAAAAATGAGAATTCGTGAGTACGATCACTCAAAATCGCCTGGCAAAAATAAAATCACCCTATAAATGCACAAAAAACGGGCAAAACTACCTGGTTCGCAAAACTGCGTCTAAAGTTAAACCGGGACCTCGCGAGCAAGGGTGAGACGATGGCGCTTTACACAATTGGTGAAGTGGCGTTGCTTTGTGATATTAACCCTGTCACGTTACGCGCGTGACGCAACATTTTTAAAAATCGACGAAGATCGTCCAGGAGCGCCGTTTTTCAAGGGTTGGATAGATGATTCGTTTACCATGTCGATGAACTTCGACGAATTTCGCCGATAAAAAGTGTCCCATACATGCCCCATTGATGCCCCATAAACAATATCAGGAATTGACACTGGTTATCCATACAGATAAAAATAACACCTGTACATAACTACAGTTACAGGAGGGTGTTATGCGTGTTGAGATCTGTATCGCTAAAGAAAAAATCACTAAAATGCCAAACGGTGCTGTGGATGCGTTAAAGGAAGAATTAACCCGACGCATCAGTAAACGTTATGACGATGTAGAGGTGATCGTAAAAGCCACCAGCAACGATGGCCTTTCTGTTACGCGCACCGCCGATAAAGATTCAGCTAAAACTTTTGTTCAGGAGACGCTGAAAGATACCTGGGAGTCTGCTGACGAGTGGTTTGTTCGCTAATAAACACGTAAATCGGTAACGGCTGGAAATCATTCAATACTCGCACTATCGAAAGTTCACCAGCCAACCGCGACACGCTCTTACATACGAAGTGCCGCGCTTTCCTTAATAATTTTTTAGCAGTACTGTGTAAATAATGAGCGACCTAATCCATGCATGACGCGTAGTGCCTATTGTGCATCTTTCTGCGTCTCTTTTTACTGGACCCAAGCCAATGATGCTGGCGATACCATTCCCGCCAGGCCCACTTACAACAGTAAAATTCGGAGCTCTGCCTTTACATACAATACAATCTACCTAACAAATATCCCCCGGACATTGCAACACAAAAACCGGAGCCGGACTCCGGTTTTGTGAAGCTGTCGGGTTACTTCATCCCGCCAATATTTTCCCACGTCCCGTCAGCACGCAGGATTTGCAGCGGTCTTACCACGCACTGTATCTGCTTTTTATCCGCATCCAGTATCACCACCTGCGTGATTACCCTGTCCTGCTCCGGAATAATACCATTCTCATCGGACTCCAGGATGTCTGCCGGCCCCAGTCGCAGTTGTGCTGTAAGCGACTGCCCGTGTTCACGGCCATCATGCTTTCCGCAACCACACAGACGCTGCATAAGTTTTTTTAGTATATTCATGTCATTCTCCTGTTCTGCCTGTATCACTGCCCACTTCATCCAGCCCCTTAACATCCTGCCACGGCCCGTCACCAAACCTGACCTGCAAATGCCGAAACAGCCCCTGAACCTGTGTGGCATCTTTGGGGTCAAGAAAGGTCAGTCCGGTGATGAGTGCGCCATCTGTATCCGGGAACCAGCCATTGCTGTTTGTCTCAATAATGCTCGCCGGCCCCAGACGAAAACGGATTTGTGTCTCCCCCGGGTCGCCCTTCGGTCCCTGAGGTCCGGTTGCCCCCACCGGGCCAGCCGCACCTGTTTCTCCTTTCGGTCCCTGTGGGCCTGCCGGGCCTGCCGCACCGGTATCTCCCTTTGGACCCTGTGGACCTGCATTTCCCGTCAGACCGGTCTCTCCCCGCTCTCCCCTGTCACCTTTCGGCCCCTGCGGGCCTGCCGGACCAGCATCACCTGCCGGTCCCCGTTCGCCGGTTGCCCCGACAGGGCCGGTGTCACCGCGCTCTCCCTTATCACCCTTCGGCCCCTGAGGACCCGCGGGCCCCTGTTCCCCCTTTGGCCCGGGAGGTCCCACCACGGTGGGGATTCGGTTTACGGCCTCTTCCGCCGCTATCCTGCTTTGTTCCGCTGACTGTGCGCTTTCTGCTGACTCCCGGGCTTTTTCTGTTGCGGTCGTTGCATCCCTGGCTGCATTACCGGCTGCACTTTCTGCCGTCTTTCTTGACAATTCAGCTTCTGCTGCACTTTGTGATGACTCACTGGCTTTTTGAGCGGCCGCAGAAGCCGAGGACGAGGACGCATCCTCTGACTGCTTTGCAGCGGCTGCACTTTCTGCCGCCTGCCGGGCTGACTCCAATGCATCCCCTGCTGAAGTGTCAGCATTTGCCGCGCTCTCTTCTGCCTGACTGGCTGATATGCCGGCATTCCTCGCGGACGTCTCCGCCTCTCCGGCATTCTTCTTCGCCTCCTCAGCGTGACGCGCCGCTTCTTCCACCATCAGTTCAAAACGACGCAGTGCCTCCGGCCGGACGTCATCCTCCGACATGGCACCGAGAAAATCATTCAGCGTCCCCGGTTGAGAATCTTCATACACGGTGATGGTCCCGGCATGTGACGGCGGGAACCCTTCCACCAACAGAATAACGCTGTACTGACCGTACTCAACGTCCATGCTGTAACGACCGGCTTCATCCGGATTTTCAGAGGCCACCGTGTTCACCACCACCGTGGCGCTGTTACGTCTGGCTTTCAGTTGAATGGTGCAGTTCTCTACCGGTTTTCCTGTGCCGTCTTTCAGTACACCTGAAATCTTTACTGCCATATTCACCCCACAAAAAAGCCCGCCTGAACCGGCGGGCTGTCATAACACTGTGTTACCTGGCTAATCAGAATTTATAGCCGACACCCACGATGAAGCCGTCAGTGCGCCAGTCGCCACTGCCGGAGCCTTCATAAGCAATATCAATGGCCACGGATTCGGTCGGGTTAAACTGCACGCCAGCTCCCCACGCCAGAGACGTGTTGCTGTGGCGACCGTCATCACTTCCGGTCAGCACATCGTGCGTTTTCCCCTTGTTGTCAGTTACGCGGAGATAATCCCCGGAGAAAGTCGACACACGGCTGTAAGCCACACCCGCCATCGCATACGCGCTGAACCATTCATTCACGCGTACAGACGGCCCCGCCATCACGCTGAACCAGCGGTTACGCACGGAATCTTCATGCCAGCGGGTATCGCTGTAGCGCGTTTTTTGCTCATCCTCAGCATTGGCATAACTGAAGGACGTAATCAGCCCCAGCGCGTCCATAAACTCATAACGGTATTTCACGTTAATCCCGTTCAGATCATCACTACCGGGAACGTTCGTCGAGGCATGGAGATACCCCGCGCTCAGCGTGGACTGATGTTCTGCTGCACTCGCTGGCGTAGCAGCGGCGACCTGCCAGACTACTGCGGACAAAATAACAGCACATAATTTACGCATAATTACCTCTCGCTTTTCTGCAATAAAAAAGGCGCCATTTCTGGCGCCCGTATCTGGGTTATAAAATTCAGCTAATCGTGATGCCTGCAGTGGCTTTCTTCATCACCACAACCAGCAAATCGCTGATACTTGCTGTGGGATACCAGTTATTTACCAGCCATGCTGACACCGAAAACTCCAGTGTCATGTGACCGTGACCGGCAGGCATATCAATAACACCACTGTAAATCAGCGTATTATCCAGCGCGGTACGGTTATAAATTTCAGCACCGTTTTTCCGCACTATCAGACGGCATGAGGAGTAAATATCAGTATGCTCTCTTCTCATGTTTAGCGCCGCTGAATGCCACCGCCGGAATAACAATCTGCCGGTCAAACGGCTGATCGTCATAAACCCTGACGGTAATGGTTCCTGATGGCCACCGCTCCGGTGCACGGGAGTCCCGGGGGAAAGCTTTGCCCACTGTTTTAACGAGATCGCCTTCAATCTGGTTCGCGGACAGTTTTCCCAGAACCCGACAGTTCTCGTTAATCGTGACGTTGTTGAGCGTCCCGGAGTTCGCATTCACGTT